CGACAGTCTTCCAAAGACCGGCTGAGTAAGCCCGGTTTCGGAAAGAGGCAAAAGATTCAATGAGCGTTGCATCATCTGTCGGAGAAGAAGGAACTTCATGGCGAAGTCGAACTACGGAGACCTCATGGCCGTCGTAGTATTCTTCTCCACAAGACTCTCTGAACTTTCCAGTCCAGAAAGACTTGGATCGATTGACTTTGAGGCCAAAGGCCTCAAGCCGCTCGATGACAGCACTGGTGTGAACGGTGGGGACTATCAAGTCATCACCGTACACGGACACCAAATCCCGTAGCTTACGGGCATTGGGCACCTTAACACCGCTCTCAAGAAGAACCGATATGATAATCGTCGTAAAGACGATTGCCTCTATCGGGAACGTGAGAGCAGAGCCCATGGAAGCGAATTTTCGGATAGGGTGATGAACCCCCCGAACATCCGCGACCTTACTCCTGGTTGCTTCGAGATACTCACCAAGGTGAGGAAACTCTGCAGTCAGAAGTGCAACGAGCGGAACAGAAACTCGATCCGAAGCCTCAGATAAATCAAGAGTCGCAAGACCTCGATGTATCGAAGCTTCTTTCGCCAGCTTCTGGTTCCGGCCCTGGTCCGTGAAACCCAGAATGTCGTTCCATTCGGAACGACTGACCTCCTCATAGATTGCCTCCTTGAGACCTTGCTGCGCATACTGCACAGTCGAAGGCTCAATGGCGATAATCCGAGGAGTCTTCTGAGTTTTCGGAACATGGACGACCCTTACGGGTATCTCGTCACAGGGCTCGACAGGTTCTGGATGCAGTGTCAACGGAAGGTTCGATCGATATCTCCACGATGGAAATACCGATTCAAGTCTTTCCGTCCAGTAGGTAAACTCAGCCCTTTCAGGATGAGTCAACCTATCTGATACTGAACCAGGACCATGCTTCGGCATCAATGCAAACTCAGCGACCTGACGGTCGAGAGACGCAAAGAGAGGCCGAAACAGCTTCGCCGCTTTCTGATACCAGTAGAGATGTGAAACATCAAAACTGGAGATATCAGTTGGCACCGAAGCGTCGGTGTCCAGGTAAGATTCGAACGCGCGATCCACCCTCGCGGGTGTGCATTCGCGTTCGATCTTACTCGTCAGGTAGCAAACCTGACGAATGGCCCAGATCGCATCCGCGTCTGGGTCATCCAGAATGGTACCATCTGGTGCGAAGATTCGCAGAAGGAAACCTCCGAATAAACGGGGGAGCCCTCTCAGGTGATCGAAAGATCGAGCCTGGGCTGTCTGCCACGAACCAGCTGCAAGACTCTCTTCAAGAGCCTTAGCAAAGCTGGGGAGGGTGATCGTATAAAACGATTCACCTTCCGCTTCGCCCCGCCGAGTGAGCGTGAGCTCATCTCGGGCGGTGTCAACGGAAACTACGGAACCTACGTCCCGTAGGATGGACTGGTGGAGTCTTGCAAGGCTTTTCATCATTCCTCCTACATCAGGGGGTGTGTGATCCTAGCCTTTGCTTTCTCCCACAGTCTGCGGAACCAATGCGTCCTAGGATCAGGGATCATCGAGGGCAGAGTTTCAGATTGAATTAAAGGTATGTCCTTCACCCTCGCGGGGAAGTACCAGACCTTATCCAATCAGAACTCGCCAGCAATGACCTTGATCAGGTTCGCGTTGGTGCTCGCAGTGAACCAGTTCAGAAGGGCGACCGCTTCATCTTTGATCTCGGTGTCGGTGAAACCGACCCGAGGAGCATCGATGACGAGGTGAACCGACGTCGAGATATCGCTATTGACCGCCGTGATGGGGTCAGCCGCGATCTTGTTGAGCGTGAGCTTAACAAGGCTACGACGACGGTTGCCGTTCGACTGGGACGTCTCCAGGCGGACGCCGTTCGCACGATCAGTGAAAACAGATCGAGTCCTATCGGTCTCGGTCTTCACGAGCGAGCGAGCGGTGCCGCCAATGGTGACAGCCTGTGGCTCAGTGAGCAAAGGATTCTCCTCTATTCGGTTGTTGTTGATGTTACTCAGTGGGTGGATTTTCAGCGTTTCTTGGACAAACCAAGAGCGCCGAGGATGGCCAATTGGGAATTCGACAAACCCCCAAAGGGACCAACCGAGAACCCATACGGATTTGCTCTGATCCGACGGTAGTACGTCGCTTCAGTCACTGCATGCAAGCCACTGGGACCCTTCCAATTCGTAATGGAAGGGACACCCCAGATGAGCTGCCTGTAGACGACCTTCTGCGACGCATACGCGTAGTGGATGAGCAAATTCTCGTCTCCAGCCAGAAGGTTGGATTCGATTGAAGTCTGGATATCCAGAAACCAATCGACGAACCAGGACCAAGGGGACAGTTGCCACAGGACAGCCGGCGTAATAGATAGATCCATCAGCTGATTAAGCCGAGAGATATAACTACTATCGTCGAACTGCTTGGGCAACAGGGTCACGTATGAACCGACAAACGTCATCTTAGACTCTGTAGTCTGAAGAACGGTACCGGTTCCTACGTTCAACACTAGCGCTTCAGTTAGAGGGTTGTTACCCTCTATCTTGCGAACTGTTGACGCGGCGTTAAACCGCGGCCCTACCATGAGATCAAGACGAGCGTTATCAAACTGACGCTGGTCCTGAACTCTGGTTGACCCGAAGTGTCTCCGAATTGGTACGCCTTGAATGGCGTTCAGCTTGTATGACGCTCGTGAGAGTGCCATAGCAATTGCTTGCAAATCCTTCAGGAATGGGATCCACCCGAACTGGACGTTCAGGTAATCCGATCCGACGCTCTTGAAAAAGCGCCCCTTGTCACGCAACATAATTGCGGGCAAGGCTTTAGGAAGGCCTTCTCGGAGTTCACCGAGGAAGCCAGCCAAGCTGAGTTCGGAAAGAGTGGGTGCAGTCTCTACAAGAGCCTTCTTTGCAAAAGCATCGAGGTCTTGCGTTGACTGGGTACCAAGCCCGTTTCTCCAATCATGCAAATAATTGGATCCGGTACTTGGGCGCCAGGTCAACGACGCATTACGAATACGCTTAGGATCCGAGTTGGGTCCAAACGTGGCCGTAATAGACGGCGTTAGATACTCGAATTTGCGGTTTAGGAAAGGATGTCCCCTATCAGGGGGCAACTCTCCGAAACCACGCTTTTTCATCTCAGCTTCAAACTGAGAACGATCAGCGTTAACAAAAGACGAGTAAGGATCAAAGACGCCATCGAGTATATACTGACCAATACCAAATTGGTCAGTATACCCGGTGACTTCTTGAACCTTGGCTGGCACCGAGGCGCGCTGATAGATAGGAGTGCCGGTTATACCGGTATAATCCTGTTCTTCATAGCGCTCGCCTCTGCTCTTCACTAGATAGGGAATGAGCGCACTCCACTGGTGTATGGGTGGTAGAGGAAGGATTGCTGGATACTTCTGTTCTCCAGCAATCACCGTTGACACGGCTGGGCGGTCCCCTCAGG